ACCGCCTCAATAGACGCTTGCCCTTGTCCTATGTCCTGTCCAGTAGCCGTAACAGTGCTTACAGCCTCTATTACTGCGCTGGCATGACCAAACTTTTGCCCATTAGCCGTAACGCTTGATACTGCGTCAATCTCAGCACTTGCTTGAAAAACCTGTTGAGCCGTAGCCGTAACCGATGAAGCCGCATTGATAACAGCAGCCGCATCTACATAAGCAGCCTGACCATAAATGTTAATGCCGTAATTGGCGGCTCCATAACCATTCATTCTAGGTTAGGGTTATGTCAAATTCGCCAGCTTGGAACCGAAACACATCACCACTGCCAATGGGCTTACTCGCTGTTAACGCTGTCTCAGCAAGCATATTGCCGCCTGTTGCTGCATCTAATACAGCCGTATGCGTAATGGTTCCCCACACACCCGTAGCCGTTGGAAACTCGACAGCAGCCGTATTGTCGATAGCACCCGATACAGACGCATCAAAAGCCATAGCCTTGCGTGTGTACCCATTGCCCGATACTTCTGTGCCTGTACCGCCTGCGCCCGTAGCCGATGTGTACAAACCGATGTAAACAGTAGAGGGTGGCGTGTATGCGGCATTGCGAAACACATGATCTAATACTTCGTTTTCAAGAAAAGTCGTGAATGACATATTAATAACTTCCTATTTTTAATCTAAGGCCAGAGCCACTCGCGGTTGATCGACTACTGGCGGTGTTTACACGCGCTACAGCAGCAGAATAAAGAGCAGCCCATGTTGAGGCTCTTTCATCTTCTTTTAAGTAAGGTGCGCTATGCAGCAAAGCACCATACAAATAAATATCGGGGTGATAAGTTAACAACCAGTTTGTAGTTACTGAATCAGATAGCGTGGGTATCTTGGCGTAATACATCAGTATCGCGCTGTATGAACCATCAGGGCTTGGAAATACCTCAAACTGTGAACTGTTTAAGCTGTAGTTGGTTGGTGTACCTGTCGAGTTGTTACGCGCTGCTCGGCTTGCTTGCATAGTCGCCAAAGACATAAAGTTAAGGCTGCTAGTGCCAGACGTTGTTAGATGAAAGCGTATCGTAGAAAGCCAATCATTAGGTATGCCTGTAAACTGGCTGTCAATGGTTGTTTCTGCTCTTGTCTCCATGCGCCAGTGTCTAATCTCGTTATTGATTGACGATTCAGCCAACGATATGAAATCTGGTATCGTAGCCGTTAGATCATCACGATTTAAGAAGTTGGCAATGGAAGCCTTTAACTCAGTGTATGTTGAAATAGCCATTTATAGCCTTATTGCCTGTTTAGTATCTTTGCTTAAATCTTCCATATAGTTAGTCCCTATAATGCCAGCCACTGTAGCTGATATGGCTGTTATCACACCATTAGAGTCGATCTTAAAGCCTTTAGATGCTAAATCCCTAATAAGATCCTCAGTAATAACCCCACCCCAAGTGCCAACCTCCATAGCTCGTCTAGGCTCAGATCTGGTGCTTAATAAATCGATGCCTTGTGGCCCAGTTTGAAACTCACCTTTGCCGTCTACAGCCCTTACCAATCGCTCTGGGTTTAAATCCATTGCAGTAATGTCTGTATCTAATGTGCCAAGGTAATTGCCACCTACGCTAGATGGGTAAGTTGCATTACCGCCTTTCGGCACGTTACCTCTATCCATATCGAATAAACCAACATTTTGGAATCCGCTAACTGGTGCGTTTAATTGCAATTGATCAGATACAGCCAAACGAGCCTGAGTTATAGATATGCCACCTTTATCTCGGTACTTCTTATCCATCATGTTTTGAATGAATTTTCGTTTTTTATCTGGTTGTGCGCCATATTGAACTAAACTTTTTGGATCATCGAGGCCAACCCAATCAGGGATTAATTTCTTTAGTTCCGAGTTAAGCGATTTCTTGGCTTTGCTAGGCATATTATCTGCTGCATATGAGAGCATGGTTTGGCCTGTTTTATGGGCATAATCGCCACCTGTCGGGGCCATACGCCAAGGCATGAAAATAGGGGTTTCACCAGTTTTCGCCTGCATTTCTTTAGCACCTTGAACTATGTCTGGGGTCACACTATCAGCAGAAGCCCACATATCACGATGCGTTCGCATGTAGTCTTGTCCCCCAGTAAGTGGTACGCCATACTTCAGATTCTTATCGCCAATACCTTCAAGTATACCGCCAGCAGCAGTGCGATCTGACATAGTTGAAACATATGGCCTACCTTCAAGGTCTTGAAAGGCTAAACGCTTTACTGGAGTTATCGGGCCAGTATTAGTTACATTTGGCCTGAACAGAGCTTCTTCAGCTTTGCGTGGGCTGTAGCGAGGATCATATTCAGACTTGTTATATCGCAAATCATCGATGTATCGGCCTGCATCATCAACCTTTCCAGATCCAACTTTCTTCCCCAAATTACGAGCCGCAGCAACCATAGCCATTTTGCCGCCACCAGTGGCTAAATCAAGCAAGTCTAATTCTGGTGATACATTAAGCAAACCTTGTGCCTCTGGGTTTTGCTGATAATAAGTTAAAGGGTCACTGATTCGATTTAAGTATTCGGATTCAGCCGATTGCATTTGACTAAGTAAGCCCTGCTGCCCTAATTCTAAGTTTGGTCTATCTGCAAGCAAGCCAGCACCTATTGAGCCAGCCTTTTTATAGTCTTGAACTTGCGCCATGTAATCGTCTAACAATCCAGCCATTGCGTTTAATACCCTTTCTTGGCTGGCTTTTTAGCTGGCTTTTTAACAGCTTTCTTTTTAGGCTTTTTGGTATTCATGTCGCACCCGTAAAATTGTTAGTCTATTATACCACATTATGCTAGTCCTTTAACATTCCGTTTTAATGCTCCACGATGTTTTTTCTTAGAACGGCCCAAATCGCCTGCTGCAAAGGCTTGTGCCATTTGTCTAAGCGCGTCTGCGGCTTCACTGTGACCCTCAGACTTATCGGGTATGTGCGACCAGCGTTGCTCACTGTTTGACCACTTGCGTCTGTAGGCTTTGAGGTGTTCTAGCCCTGCTGCACACTTTTCATCATCAATCCATATGTAGGGCCACATATCAGAAGTGCTTTGTATGCCCCATAGAATGTCTTGAATACGGGGCACTATGCGCCAGCTTGCGTTAGGCATTAACTGTTTCAACATATCCTTTGGGCTTTTGTTTTTAATTTCTCCCTGTCTTTTATGGTCGGCATCATGGGGCAAATACATATCACTAAATACTAAGTCCAAACTTTGTAACCATTTAATCGCATGGCTATATGGTTCATTCCATGCCTCGTAAAATTCTATGCACCTAAACTCTAATCCGACTTGCTGCACCACCCACACTGCACACCCGTCTGACGCCCCAATGTCCCAAAAAGTTAAACAAGGGTGTGAAGCAACTACTGGTAGTTTACCTATGTGACCATCAGCATTAGCTTTGTTAATCTCTCGCAACCAAAATGCCCCTTCTGGGAACTCTAAAAAGTCACCCTCCCACACATGACCATAGGTGTCTGGGCGTTGCTCTAAATCCTCTAGGCGTTGCTCAGTTAGCACTTTCGGCATCCAAGGATTATCTACCCAATTTATGGCGGTAATATTGCAAGAATCAGGCGTGGCTAATCTAAATCGTTTGTGTGTGGCTGAATCCTTTGACTGTGGGTTCCATATTACCCAACACTCGCTATTCTCTTCACGGATCGAGGGCATTAGCTTCATGTACGCCTCTTCACTGACTGTCTCAGCTTCATCAATAAACGCTAACAGAATACGGGCTTTAGACTTAATGCTGTCGATGTTGCGCGTTAGACCAGCAAAGCTATAACTAATACGCCCGTCTTTACTGCGTATGTAATGATCGCCACAATCATAATAATTATTGAGAAACGGCACTGCCTGTATAGCGTTCTTGATTTCAGCAAATGATGATTCACTGAGGCTGTTCATGTACTGGCGCAGGCAAAGTATCTGACCTGATCGACCACTCATGCCAAACTTATAACCCCACACCGCAGTCATTAATGCAAAGGCTCTACTCTTGGCTCCACCCCTTCCACCATAGGCTGCGCGTATTCTCGCCTCACCTTGAAAGATTGGAATTAGTTTTGGTGGCAGTTCAATGTCGATTTCTGACATTTAAAGATCACCAAATTCTTTAGCAACCAGTTTAATTATTGTCGGTGGCGTCATAGAGCCGTCACTGGACGTTGTATCAACCTTATCGGTGTAT